GGCCCCAGAGATGCTAGGCCGGTAGGGTTTGTTATCGCATAAGAGCGCGACTCCACACCCTTAAGGATAACTTCTCTGGGGGGGCTATTATTCTGCCCTAATTTACTTTATCAAACCAGTAAAGGTTTGATAGGGTGAATACCTTCCAGCAAACACCCCAATCCCCTCTTTCGAAAGGATCGACAACGATATAATCCCATCTAGGAGTATACCGCAGTCTGGTAACGGTGCGTAGAGATTCAGCTCTAAAACCTACGTAACCGCGCCTTATGCTACCGTGCAAGAAACTCAAAAGAACTCCGTCCGGGTTATAAAAATAACCAGGAATGAGGCGCTGAAGTCTGCGACTCTGCGAAGGAGTGAGTGACGCTGAATCGTCGATCTGAGCCTCTAAGGTACGAGGAACTAGAGCCCGATAGTAACCGGGCTTTTGTCTCAAGTACCGAAGAGCCATGGACATTGGTACCTTAATCCCAGCTGAATCGTCTTCCTCATAGGGCACATACAGCAACTTGCTGCAGAGCCCGAGGAGATACGTGACAGCTGAGGGTAGGCCAACACCATGACGCGCAGACCATCGGTTAAGCCGATTGATTGCACTGTAGCAGTCGCCATCGTTGAGGAGCTTTTGAATATAGACTCCTCTAACGTTGTAGCCATCATAATAATCATGGCCACACGACTCGCGAAAAAGTCCTGAATTAAAGGACTTGTCCTTGTTAACAACAAATCCGGCGAATTCAAGCATGTTTACAACCATGTCGTAACATGATTGAAGAACAATTATGTCATCGCCGAAAACCGCAAAGTTTCCGCGGTCGGTCTGTTTAGGAACTATGGGAGTAATCCCACGGGCCTTATAGACTCCAAGGACTATAGCAGTAAAGATGATTGTCTGTAGGGGGAATGTAAAACCATTCCCCATACTAGACACCATATGTAAGTCAATAGACTTACCACCTGGAAGGGTGGTGCGCTCGCAGCGAACGTACTCCAACCACCTAACGACTTGTGGAGGGAGCAGTTCTCTGAGAAGCGTCATTGACATTGAATCAGATGCACTGGAAAGGTCGATAGTACCAAACCTACCAGAAACTGATCCAATACGGCATAGGCGTCTGTTCTTGTCAGGCTGTGTTGACAAGTCAATTCCAACGACTTGTTTTAACCGCTTTTCAAGGCAGCCGGCTATCCCTTTCTGAAGTAGCATATTCAGAAGGGGTTCCGTGCATATGGTTCTGCTAATTTTCGCAGATTTTGGGGCAAAAGAAAGACGACTACCATTGATGACCAGATGGCCATGATTGATATCCCGAACTGCTTCGCAGTGGGATGCAATAGGGTCATACTGGATCATCTGTACGTATGTATTGTACAGATCTTCACTGGTGGTTGCCATCTTTGAGCAGGCTATCTTCCCATAAAAGGAAGATGACCTCCCACCGATGTTGGCTCCACGACCTACTGAGATGTGTTTCTTAATCTCTTCGAAACACAAGGTAGGTGTGCTGTCAACAGACATGGGTCGAAAGAACGAGTCTAGAAAGAGCTTAGACTCGCCCCATGCCACAGTTTCAGCAGTGGACAAGCTGGTCTTCCAGACTTGGTAGGCAGAACAGCGATTGTTCATCTCTATGAACTTCGCCAGCGCCGCCTCATCTCTAGCACAATCTTGCTCGTTATTGTGAAATTTCTTCACAATCGAGCGAGCTAGAGACATGAGAGCAAATTGCTCCCCACTTTGTCCAGGATAGGGCTCAGTAGCACGATCCCAACCAGCAAGCAACAGATCAGATTCAACGGCTAAGAGCAGGCTAGCATCACGATGCATAGTAGACTCCTATAAAATGTATCCTGCAACCGGATGGCAGCAGGCAGAAAGGTACCGTAGCAACCCTACTCGTGTTGATTCACGTCCGGGGAAGTGCACAGCACCCAAAAGCTGCCGCCAGAAAGGTTAGCGGCTAGGGCTTCAACCTAGCATCCCTTGGAAGTTTTTTGTAGCCCGAGGCATCACGTCGGGCCCACACTATAGAAGACAATAGGATCGGGGGATAGTTATTTCCCCTTGCCCGGTTTTGAAATCTATAGCTGCAGATAAATCTGCAAAAACTTCACTCAAATTGGGAAGTGTTCATAGCACCGCTAATCCGGTTAACAACTGAAAGCATGCCTCTCAAGGGACTACAAAATCCCTGTGACGACCGAATCACCAAACGCAGAAGAAACTTGCGTAAGTGACCCGATCAACATCGAGAAGGCAGCCCGGATGTTTGCCGCGTCGGCAATATCAGCACCAGCTGGAACGTCAATATTGACCGTCATCAGCATGGTTTGATACGCCTGCCCGGCAAGCGGGAGCACGCCCTTTCGGACGTGTATCTTCCAGGTGTTTTTAGGAACATTAGAAATTACACCAGTAACCGGGTTCGCTTTACCAAGGGGTTTGAATACCTTGGGGCGAACAAAGGTAATGGTGAATGGAGAGCTAGCAGCGTGGACCGTAACTCCAGTCTGCGTCCCACCAAGCGCCGTCACAGCGTATTGCTTCATATTTGCATCTGGAGCAATATCCGAGACGTTGGTATAGGTGGGGGCAGTAAGCCCAGTCTGAGCCGAGCCCGTAACAGGGCTAGTAAGCGCGGTCATGGTAAAGTTCCATGTTGTGACTGATGGTTCCAGTCAAGGTTTTTGAGAATCCACGTACTTTTTATGAAGGTCGTGACTCCGTAACTCGTTTTTTAGGGTTATCAGAGCATTTTGAATTGCAATGGTCCTCCTCTGGAATGTGTATAAGGCGGGCGCAGACGAGTATGCGTCACACTGTGACTCCAACCAATCAAGGTAGGAGTCAAGCGAACGTATAGCTTGCTGTAATTCGCTCTCCGGTTGCACCCAGATAGAGACCATAACAATACTACCTTCTGAAGTTTTGTGGATGAACACCAGAAGCACTACTGGTTAAGAGGGCAAACATGTTAGCCATCTGTTTCCAGTAATCTGGAACCGACAGTGTAAGGTCTCCCAAATCTAAGATGGGTAAACCATGCTGCGGGTTCCGTGAAACTTCTCGATGTTCCCTAACTGCATAGCTCGAAGAACCGGATCCAGATATTCTTTTACCGTTCACGATCAGCGAGTTCATCTTTGGAATGTCAGGAACAATCTGTAACGTTTGAGTCACAGTTGTCCCGACACCCTTAAGAAGCCACGCAAGATCCTGATTCACGGTATTATCATAAGAGAGGATATCTCCCATGTTGGACCAGTAGTCGGCTAGGAACGACCAGGGGATCAACTCCCAAGCGGTTGGTATGAAGTTTCGGAAATTTAACCCGAAACGATCCATAACTTCTGCGCCTTGGTACGTTCCGGCTGTAATGCGTAAAGCGCCTCTGTATTTGATATGAGTCCGTTGTTTCTGTTGATGGACCGTCTTATAATACAGATAATTCTGTTCGGCGCCGGTGGACTCCCCTCGGAAAAGTAGCTTCTCAGCTTGGCCCCCAGACCCAATCTCGATTGTTTCATGCTTTCGAGAAAGGGATTGGTACGCCTTTACTGCGTCTGCTACATCCGAGAAGAAAGGTAACCACCCAAATACGCTCTCCAACCATGTGTCCGCTGCAATCTTCGACAGCCTTTTTGAGGCTTGTCTCTTAGTGAGCTTCCTAGACTTCTTTCCCAAGATACGGTTTCTTTTATCTACCGTAACAAGGTAATCGCCTAGGCCGCGCATTAAGGCGTGCAACGGGTTTCGCAGCATGTCGAGCGCTTCGCGAATCTCGCCTAGAAACACCCCACCTTGCATTACAGTGTGGTATTTGGAGGCTTTTTTGTTGAAACGCGCAACCGCTAGCTTTTCGGCTTCAATTTCCAGGGTCGGATCCGAACTAAGGAGCGTAGGAAGGTCATAGCCAGCTTTATTGCCGGACCAAGATTCTTCCTCGAACCTACTAGTAGTGGGATTCCACCAATGAACGGTAGAAGAACCACCACCCAACCAAAGACGATCATACTGGCCAGCAAGGCCAGTAGTAGCGTCCCCGCCGTTTATGATACGCTGTCGCCAATTAGGCAGATTACCGGAAACAGTTCTAGTTCTAATCAGCTTGTGAACCTTAACACTGCTGAAGTTGAAGTAGAGCTGCGTAGGGTTAGTCTGTTTATTTCGGTAAACAGCGGACATAAAAACATCTTTCTTCGTTGTCCTGGACTGCTCAACAGCACGCGGTCCACGGATATACGGAGATCGACGGACACCAGTTGGGTACGGACGGAGTCTCATTTCCTTTCCTGAGAAGCCAAGGGCATAGCCCAAAGACGTAAGAACGCAGTTAAGTTCCTACGCACAACACGCCCCGTG